CGCAACAGGGCAGACTACAAAGACAGGAACGTTGATGTGGTGCGGGCCGATACCAGCGTCCGTAAGCGCCGCCATAGAGAGGCCACCCCAAAATGGCTGACTCCTGCTGAGCGACTGCAAATGCGTGATCTGTATGTGCAGGCCCGCAAGATGACAGAGCTTACGCGGGAGAGGTACGTGGTCGATCACATCGTGCCGTTGCGCGGCGAAGAGGTCTGCGGCCTGCATGTGCCATGGAACCTGCGGGTCATCACGCAAGAACAAAACTTGAAAAAGTCCAACAAGCTCGTTGACCCCCAAGAACCTGCGTGATATATTGCCTCAACCCCGGACTATCCGGTGTATCTGACGGCTCCGGGCCGACGACATGCAGACAGATGCACCTCAACTCGCATGTGAGGAATCATCATGAGCAATACGACTTTTTCGGGCCCAGTTCGTTCCGAGAACGGCTTTCAAGACGTCTCCGTCAGCGCAACCACTGGTGCGGTTACCGTCGATGCCACTTTTGGCGCGACCACCAGCGTAACCGATCTGACGACCACCAATTTGGTGTTCACTGATCAAAACCACCCAACAACCGCAGCAATCAACGCCACTGCAACAGCCACAGCGGCAGAAGTTGTTACCGGTTACATCACCTCCACCTCGGCAGCCGCCACAACCATCACGCTGCCCACTGGCACTTTGCTCGGCGCGGCCTTGGGTGCAGTTCGTGGCACTGTGATGGACCTGTACATTGACAACACTGCTGGCGCAAGCACAGTGACCATTGCTGTGGCCACCAACGGCGTTCTGTCTTCTGCCGCCGTGGACACCGCAGGTTCTTTTGGCGACCTGACGGTTGCCTCTGGTGTTACTGGCTTGGCACGATTCACCATCATGTTCTCCAGCGCCACTGCGTACGTGTTCACACGCACTGCTTAATCAACCTCGGGGCTTCGGCCCCTGTTTTAAAGGAGATTGATTATGACGATGCAAACCGACGTCCTAGCGGTACACACCGAAGCTACGGCTACCGTGGTGGCTTATCGTACTCGCGTCAAAGCCTACCATTGCATTTCTGGCGGAACCGCCGGGGATGTTATTTTTCGTGATGGCGGATCAGGCGGAACCATACTGTTGCAGTTCAATATTGGAACTGGAACTCAGCCAATCAGTTTGCCAATCCCCGGTCAAGGGATTTTGTTTCAGACAGACGTCCATGTAACAATTCCGGCAACTTCCAAGATCACGGTGTTCTATGGCTGAAGAGATACGCCCCATGGATGTTGCAGGTCGCAAATTGATGATTGCGATCCCTGCCTACGACGGCAAGTTGAACATCAAAACTTCGTTTGCTTTGGCCGATTTGGTGGTCAAGGCTTCGCAGTTTGGTGTCCAAGTGCAACTGTCGCACCTGTCGGGCTGCTCTCTTATCACCAAGGCCAGAAACATTCTGGTCGCCAACTTCTTGGAGTCGGACTGCACGGACTTTCTGTTTGTCGATGCCGACATCGTGGTGGACGCCGAGTCTGTGCTTCGCCTGCTGGCGCTGAGCACCGGCAAGGACATCACCGCTGGGATGTACACCCGCCGAGCCGAGGACCGCAAGTTCTTCTTGGACATCTACATCGACGAGGCCAACACGCTTGAGTTTGACCCGCACGGCATGCTGCGCGTTGAGAACGTGGCCACGGGCTTCATGATGATTCAGCGCCATGTGCTGGAGAAGATGGTGGCCAACCACCCCGAGTGGACCTACTTCAACGATGTGTACAACCGCAACGAGAGCGCCCTGTTTGACTTTGAGTTGACCAATGGCCAGTACGTTGGCGAGGACTACACGTTCTGCAAGCGTGCCCGGGCGGACGGTTTCACGGTCTTCATTGACCCAGAGATCACCCTGCCGCACGTTGGCTCTCAGGAATACCACCGCAGCTTCAAAGAGGCCGTGCTGATGCCACTAATCGAGCAGCACTGCACACCCAAACTGAAAGTCGTCAATGGCTAAGAAGACCCCATCCCTTGCAATCGGTCGTGGCGAGAAGTTGCCTGCATCCAAGGGTGCTGGGCTGACAGCCAAAGGCCGCGCCAAGTACAACGCCGCCACCGGCAGCAACCTCAAAGCCCCGCAACCGCAGGGTGGCAAGCGCAAGGATTCGTTCTGCGCACGCATGTCAGGTATGCCCGGCCCAATGAAAGACGAGAAGGGCAAGCCCACTCGCAAAGCCGCGTCACTGGCGCGATGGAAGTGCTGATATGGAAATGATGGTCTGGAACCTCGTGCTCACCGCAATTGTGGCCATGCTCGGGTTCATCCTGAAAGAAAAGTTTGCCGAGATCAACCGTCTTGGCATCCTGCTCAACCGCACCCGCGAGGAAGTGGCACGGGATCACATCACGCGCTCGGAGTTCCGGGCCGACATGCAACAGTTGATTGACCGGTTTGACCGGCTGGAGCGCAAAATTGACAATCTGCGGAGCAGCAATGCCGTCCAGCAGTAAAAAGCAAGCTGACTTCATGCGTGCGGTAGCGCACAGCCCGGAGTTTGCGAAGAAAACAGGCGTCCCACAGTCAGTGGGCAAAGAGTTCTCCAACGCGGACAAGGGCCGCAAATTTTCTAAAGGTGGCGATATGAAAGACGCAATGATGAAACTCAAAGAGCACGCAGGTAAACCAGCTTCCAAGGCTCACAAAGGCCTGAAGGCCGGGGGCTCTGTTGGCACAACCAAGATGGGCGCAGTTCGCACTGCCTCCCCCAGCCGTGACGGTCTTGCATCCAAGGGTAAGACCAAGGGCAAGATGGTCAAAATGATGAGCGGCGGCAAAACCTGCTAAGGAGATCAACATGAGTCCAGCAGAAAAAGAAGCTCGCCAGATGATGGCGGACAAGAAGGCTGCCGAAGCCGCTGAAAAAGCCTACAACGCAGCCAGCAAGACGCCTCCTGCACCCATGGTCAAAAAGGCCAAGGGCGGCAGCGTGACTCGTGCTGATGGTTGTGTGACCAAGGGCCACACCAAGGGCACGATGGTCAAGATGGCCATGGGCGGCAGGACTTGCTGATATGAGAGCCAGTCGCGGCATGGGGGCCATCTCCCCTTCCAAGATGCCTTCTGGCAAGCGTAAAGCTCGCCGGGATGACACCGACTTCACGCAGTACGCTGAGGGCGGCAAAGTCAACGCGGCTGGCAACTACACCAAGCCCGAGCTGCGCAAGCGGATCGTGAGCCAAGTTAAGTCGGCCGCAACGCAGGGCACCGGGGCAGGCCAGTGGTCGGCCCGCAAGGCCCAGCTTGTGGCCAAGAAGTACAAGGCCGCTGGCGGCGGGTACAGGGACTGATATGAAAGCGCCCCAGCAATCCCTCAAAGACTGGGGCGACCAGAAGTGGCGCACCAAGAGCGGCAAGCCGTCGTCTAAAACGGGGGAGCGCTATTTGCCGGAGAAGGCGATAAAATCGCTTAGCCCCGCAGAGTATGCGGCCACCACAAAAGCCAAGCGTGCTGGTAAGGCGGCGGGCAAACAGTTTGTGGCCCAGCCCAAGACCATCGCCAAAAAGACAGCGAGCTTCCGATGACCACATCAGGCACCACAGCGTTCAACATGGACCTCACGGAGATCGTGGAGGAGGCCTTCGAACGCGCCGGTGGCGAGCTGCGCACGGGCTATGACCTGCGTACCGCCAGCCGGTCGCTAAACCTGATGTTCTCGCAGTGGGCCAACAAGGGCCTGAACATGTTCACGTATGAGCAGGGCATGATCAATTTGATCCCCGGCCAAGCGACATACAACCTCCCGGCTGACACCGTGGACTTGCTGGAGCATGTGATCCGCACGGGCGCGGGTAGCGCGTCGACGCAGGCCGACCTGACCATCACCCGGATCAGCGTCTCCACCTACGCCACCATCCCCAACAAGCTGCAGCAGGCCCGGCCCATTCAGGTCTGGATTGAGCGGCTGGACACCCCCCGCTTCACAGTGTGGCCGGTGCCCGACAACTCCCAGCCCTACGTGTTCGTGTACTGGCGCTTGCGCCGCATGCAGGACGCTGGCACGGGTGTGAACACCATGGATATGCCGTTCCGTTTCTACGAAGCCATGACGGCCGGTTTGGCGTATCACCTTGCCCTGAAGATTCCCGGCGGCATGGAGCGCTTGGGCATCCTCAAGCAGCAGTACGACGAAGCATGGGATTTGGCCTCCTCTGAGGACCGGGAGAAAGCAGCTGTACGATTTGTGCCGCGCGCGGCCCGGATTGGGAGCTACTGATGGGGAATCGGTTCGCAGCCGGCCATAAAGCAATTGCCATGTGCGATCGCTGCGGGCAGCAGTTCAAGCTCAAGAAGCTCAAAACTGAGATCATCAAGCAGCGCAAGTACGAGTTGCTGGTGTGCCCGGCATGCTGGGACCCTGATCAGCCTCAGTTGATGCTTGGCACGTTCCCTGTGGATGACCCGCAGGCGCTGAGAAACCCACGCAGGGACACCACCTACGTGACATCTGGCCTGAATGACGACGGCAACCTGTCTGGCGGCTCTCGGGACATTCAGTGGGGATGGAACCCGGTGGGTGGATCAAGGTCGTTTGATACGCTCTTGACACCCAACACATTGGCGTTGACTGTGCAGATCGGCACAGTGACAATATCGGTATCTTAAGGAGTTACTCATGGCATTCACACGATCTGCTGACGGCATCGCCAAAAAAGGCAAAACCGAAGGTAAAAACTTGGGCGACAGCGGCCCCACAGCCAAAGAGATGAGGGGTGGAAGCCCCGGCAAAAGCGGCGGTGGCAAGCGCAACATCGACATGAAGACCATGGGCCGTGGTTTGGCTAAGGTCGCAGCACAAAAGCGAGGTTAATCATGGCCAAATTCAGTCAAAAAGTGATGGGCAAGGAAGTCGGCAACGCTGCCGTCTACGCCAAGCCGCACACCATGGACGGCAAGCCCGGCGCGGGCATGAAGGTCATGAAAGACCCCAACACCTTGGCCGCGAACAAGATGACGCGGTACACAGCCACGCCCCGCGTGAGCACCAACGACCCCGGCGCGGATAACGTCAAGACCACCGGCATCAAAATCCGTGGTACTGGCTGCGCCACGAAGGGCACCATGGCCCGAGGCCCAATGGCATAAAGCATGAACTACGCCGAGCTGAAGATCAACATTGCTGACATCTGTGAAAACGAGTTCACAGAGGAGCAGTACGCCATGTTCACGCAGCAGGCGGAACAGAAAA